ACTTGATTGCCAACGCAAAAGCTTCGGAGAGCTCTTCGTCGGCGCCAGCCTATCAAAGATCGGGCCCGAGTTTTCTGGACGGAGTGAGAGCGCTGGAGAAGGAGGACAGGGAGAAAGGGATCCGCTACAACAGTGGACCCGTCAACCTTCCCGGCTATTGCTGATCAGCGGCCCCCCTGGGATTGGAAAGACCTATTTCTGTTCAGCCTTCCTTGCCTATGCGATGGAAAGGGGGGTGACGGTGCGTGCCTATAGCGAGCAACGACTTTTGGAAAGGCTGCGCCAAGGGATTTCCTCTGGTACTGGAGGAGACTACCATTCCAACCTGAAGGAATATTGCGACGACTATATCCTGATCATTGACGATATCGCGTCTTCGGGAGTGAACGAGTGGAGGGAGGAGATTCTCATGTCTATGGTTGACTTCAGATACACACTAAAGCTCCCCACGATCTTTACGACCAACCTCACCAGGAACGATTTCTTTGATAGGTACAACTCAAGGGTAGGAAGTCGACTGTTCTCGAAAGAGAACACCTTCATTGACTTGAGCCACCTACCCGACAAAAGACAGCTAGGGATGTAATGAAAAAGGGCCGCAGCGGAATTGTCCACTGCGGCCCCCAACGGCTTACACTGAGAGCTTCTTTGAAGCGACTACAACCTAAAGCAAGTGCGACTTGATGTCTATCTCCTGGATCATGCCCCTTAAGACCGTGAGCGAGCTCAACTGCTCGGAGCACTGGTCCATAAAAGCCAAGCGCCATCGATCGCAGCAAAAGGTAGTTCGCCTCTTCTATGCGCGCTACGCCTCTTCTATGGCCCCGCCATGCTCCGTTCGTCTTACTAGGCTAGCTACACGCCTTTTGGACGATGACAACCTTGTTGGTGCCTTAAAATGGATCAGGGACGAAATCTCGGAATGTCTCATCCCCGACAATAGGACTTTCTTAGATAAGAAGGGGAAGGTGAGGAAGGTGAAGGGGCGCCGTGATTGCGACCCCCGCATCTCTTGGAGCTATGACCAGAGGAGGCATCCTTGTTTGGCGATCGAGGTGACCATCACCCCTACCTTTTGACCGCGACAATTTTTAAGGAGTATATTGAAAATGGGCAACAGGCTGTTGCCCAAATGACTACGTTACATCTTCTAATTTAATTTGGTTTTTTCTCTTCCAGTTATGTATTTCAGTAAAAAGCTCCATGTAGTCCTTTTCGCATACCCTAGGACCTATTCGATTAACCATCCTCTCCAGGTTATGCATCCATTGTTTTTCGTCGAAGTGTGCACTCTTAGCCAGCTTTATGAGGCATTTCCAAAACTTTCCCGCTTGGGTATAAGTAGAGGTTCCGTTCATCTTCCTTATGTATTTAATAGTTTCTTTACATATGCGCAACTGATCAAAATTCGCCTCCAAATCAAATGTATAAAGCCCTTCTTTAAATTCATCTCTGGAAAATACCGTGTTTGGCATCGTTAGCTTGAGAGCGATGTTTAATGCAATTTTATTTTCTTTCATGAAGTTGTCAAGCTTTATGTATTCTTCATTTCCATTTGTAACATAATAATTTAGGTAGTCCTCTGCATACCAAGGCTTAGAGATATTCATCCTTATGATGTCCTCTTTGCCGTACTTGTCTACAGAATAGAATATTTCTATTCCCATTTCTTTGGCAGCCAACAACCTGTGCTGTCCGTCCATGACCTCCATATTTGCATTTACTTTTATAGGATTATCTTCTAATAGGTTATTGTTATCTATAGATTTAATCAATCTTGATACATGAGATTGATCGATCTTTTTCCTGTTGTCGTCTCTAAACTTGAAAATTTCATATTTTTTCGTCTTCTGGACTTTCATCGGGGGTTACCTTAGGTTTGGCAAGTAGTTGCTGAGTGAGCGGCATATAGCCGCTGGACGAGAGATAGGACTTTATCTCTTCGTTTTCATGGATCAAAAGAGAGCAAATTTTCTTCAGCGCCCCCACTTCTGCAAAGAGGCGCTTACGTACTTTATCGAGAGATTCTTCTATCTCGTCTACGCGCTTTTGCGTATAAGCGAGTGCGTCCTCTTCTTGCGTGAAGGAGAGATCAAGGAGCATTTGTACAGCCATGGCCTACCTAAAAAATGGCGTCCTTGCCGAGAATTTAATCCATTGAGGTGGTAAAACTTTACCTTCCTCCGCTCCCTTCACGCAAGACAAGACAATTATTTTTCTCTTTTGCCTCCTCTCTCTTCTTGATCTCTTCCAATACCTCTCTGATCATACTAGCGAGAGTTTTACCTGTCTTCACGCTCAAAAACCTCAAAAACGTATGCATGTCTTTGTCTATGTGAAGATTCAATACTTTCATTCCTTCCGGTACAGCCATTGGTCTACCTTAAATTTCTTTGTTCATTACGTAATGAAGAGTCCAAGGACAGTATCTGGGTATATCGCCCTCGGGAAGCCCGCTCTCTTCAAGAGCGAGGGCTCTAGCCCTTGTCCAAGACCCATCGAAGACCTCTTGCATTTGCCTCTTCATGCTTGGGCTATCTTCGAGTACCCCAAGAATCTCCCAGCGGGCATTTCTGATAGAGGAAGACCAGGACCGGCAGCGGTAGGAGGGTTGGTAGTGCCACTTCAAAAAATGGGCGATTAAAACTATAAAGTGGCTCCTCATGCATCGCTTTTCAGTTCTAACCACGCCCTCCACCTCTTCCAAAAAGTTTTCCATGTCCATCTTGTCTACCTCCCCTCTCTTCAAAAGGGCTATCTGCTCGCCCATCCACCCCACCAGATCGCTTTCATAGCTGCACGCACTCATAGTCCCTCCTTTGTAAAAGGGGCCACCTTGCGGCAGCCCCTCGTTTCTATGCGCTCATCATCTCTTCGAACATCCTGTCCAGGTCTATCTCTTCATCTCCTAGCTGTAGCTCGGTGAAGATGTCTTCGAGGGCGTCGAAAACTTCCTCATCGTATACCCAGCTATCCTCCCTCTCTTTGCAAAGCTCTTCCCAAGCCATAGCTACCTCTTCTTGACTATCCACAGTTGCGTACTTCATGGTTTTTCCTTGTGTGGACCGAGCGAGACGCTCGGCATGTTGCTATATTACAACATCTCTACATTTAACGCAAGCGAAGAGGTGAGATTTCTCCTACCCAAAAATTAAAGAAAAAAATATCTTCCGACTTTTACCGGAGATTTCCATGGTAGCCTGGGCCCTTCAAGTAGTACGCATCTCAGACCTAAAAGATCACGCAAAAAACCCCCGACGCATAGATAAGGATCAACTCCACCATCTAGAAGAGCTTATCAAAAAATTCGGACTTATCGATAAGCCTATCGTCAACCTCGACCTCACGATCATCGGGGGCCACCAGCGCCTACGTATACTCAAGAAGATGAAAGTTAAGACCTGCGAGTGCTGGGTACCCGACGAACTCCTCTCACAAGAGGATATAGACCGCTTGTGTATCGGTCTCAATCTCAACCAGGGCGCATGGGACTGGGAGGTGCTCGCCAACAGCTGGGAGGTCACCGATCTACTTAGCTGGGGCTTCACCGAAGAGCAGCTACTCGGAATCTCAGAGGTAGAAAAGGTAGAGGGCGGAGAAGAGGAAGACGGAGATCAGCTAGAGCCGACTAAAGACCCCGTCTCTAAAACAGGCGACCTCTACATACTCGGCGACCACCGACTACTCTGCGGAGATAGCACGATGCCCGACGACGTGGCCAAGCTTCTGGATGGGGGAGAGCCTATACTGATGGTGACTGATCCGCCTTATGGGGTGGAGTATGATGCGAGCTGGAGGAAAGGAGTCGGATTAGGAAAGAAAAACTCTAATGGAAAAGTTCAAAACGACGATCGCGTTAACTGGTCGGTTGCTTGGCACCTATTCCCAGGGAGCGTGGCCTATGTCTGGTCTAGCGATAAAATGGCTTATGAATCTGTCAAGAGCCTAAAAGATTCTGATTATGAAATCATTGGCCAGATTATTTGGTCTAAGCAACACTTCGCTTTAAGTCGAGGAGACTACCATTCCCAACACGAGCCGTGCTGGTACGCAGTTAAAAAAGGCCACACACACAACTGGCAGGGCAGTCGTAAAGAGAGCACATTGTGGGAGATCTCTAATCAAAACGCCTTTGGCAATAAACAAGACGAGGAAAGGACTAACCACAGCACCCAAAAACCACTTGAGTGCATGGCTAGGCCCATCCGAAACAACTCAGCCATCGGAGAAGGCGTCTACGACCCGTTTGTTGGTAGTGGTACCACAATAATCGCAGCCGAGCAGCTAGGGCGCAAGTGCTACGCCATGGAAATAGACCCGTGCTACTGCGATATGGTCGTTCAAAGATGGATCAAATATAGAGAGAAGGAAGGCAGACCCATCACCTTCTGGGCGAATGGACGCGAATTTTCATCATTTCAGGATTGGGAATCAAACAGGAAAAAAGACAATGGATGAGGAAAAAGACCGGCTCGTAATGACGATGGAAACCCTGAAGAATATGCTCGAATGCTTTAGCGATAGCCACGAGCTCAACTCCTTCATGAAAAGGCTCATCGGTCTATGTGCCTACTCCATCAGAAAATATGCCGAGATGGACGAAGAGGAGGCGCTCCCCCTCGATGTCTGCCTCGTCCTCTTCCAGCTCTCTCTATTCATCCGTCGCGATTTCGATATCATCCAGAGCCTTTGCAAGGCATGTACCTTCTCTATGAAGTCGATGGACGAAGTTCAAGGGATGATAGACCAGGGCGACAAAATTTTCAGGATGGAGATACCCCAGGACGGACATGAGCCCGGTTGATCATCCCGACCATTACCGAGGAGTCACCATGGAGGCTATCGAAGTTATCGAAGCCTTCGACCTCAACTTCAACCTCGGCAATTCCGTCAAATACATCCTTCGATGCAATCGTAAGGGTAAGAAAAAAGAAGATTTGAAAAAGGCTATCTGGTATCTGCAAAGGGAGATCAACAGAAATGGAGCCGACAATGAAAGACCTAGTCCTTCAAATCGTAAAGAATCTGGTCGAATACCCTGGCATGATTGAAATCATCGAGACGAGGGGCAGCTCCACTATCCTCCTCGAAATCTCGGTCGCGCCGGAAGACATAGGAAAGATCATCGGGAAGCAGGGTAAGATCATCGACGCGATACGAACAATCCTCATCTCAATAGCCTCTAGAAACCATCTTCGCGTCAACCTGGAAGTTGTAGAGACCATAGATATGTGAAACGCGTTACACATGAGAGGTATCTATGATGCATAGCGACTCATCGATAGACCTCAACAATCCCATCGCTGCCTCTATGGAGAGCGATGGCTACGACTGCCCGCTTTGCCTAGAGCACTTATACAAGCCCCATACCGTATCATGCGGGCATGTATTCTGTGGCAGATGCGTTACAGTGCTTCTAAAGACCAATTCTCTCTGCCCCTTCCGGTGCATCATCACCGAGCTGCGGCCATCCCCCCTCCCCCAAGTCTCCCGCATGCTCGAGATGAATGACCACAAGGTCGCCAAAATCATCTATCGGGAGGAAGAGGTTCAACACCTATGCAAGAAGGTCGAAAAACTCACCGAGATGCTCTTAGAAGAGGACAGAAAGCATCGAGAGATGATAGAACAGCTTAAGCAGACCCGAGAGCCTACCTGCTGCCTGGCGCGACTCCTATATCGCTGGTTTCCTCCACCCCCTTTACCCCCTATCAACTAAAAATGGAAAAAATCACTGTCGAATCCCTCAAAGAAAAAATATCTTACGCAAGAGAATTCCTTCACCCAGAAGGTCCTGCATCCGAATGCATCCTAAGAGTTATAGAGCTCGTGGTCGATTATATCGAGTATGATTTGAATTCGAGGAAGATCACTCAGGAGGAGGAAAAGGTGGATCGACCGACGGACCATTTTCCTGACGCCACGAAAAAGGTGTCCAGATAGACCACTCCCTACCCCTCCCCCTTTTCAATCAATCATTTGTCATTTAAAAGTCGTAATCCTTCCTATTGACACTTTGTTCATGATTGTGTTAGACTATTCTGAACGATTGCGACCCCCGTCGACACAAAAGGGCGACTATGTCTAAAAACCATCATACACAAAAATCAAAGATCGACTTCACCGCAGTCATCTCCCTCGGAATGATACTCATAACAACCCTTGGAACAACTATTCCTCTCTATATGCATATCTCTTCCTCTACTAATGAGCATCTACAGGGCATTCGAGAGGAGATTCGTTGCATTCAAACAGAGATGAAGGACTTCCACGGGCGCCTCTGCGCGATCGAAGAGAGAAACAAAAAGGGATGAGCGAAGACTGGTTAAAGGTATTGACAATCGTAGGATCCAACTTACTGATGATAGTAATCATGGCCTGCACACGACTAAGGATAAAAAGATGAAAGTGATAAATGGAAAACAAATACTAACATTAACAATTGAGAACATTATCGACAACAATTGTCATATCGATTTCCCTATGGAAATCTATTATTGCGAACGTTTGGGGCACCCAACTTTTCAGATCACCATCTCCATTATCGACGAGGATTCATTCATCGACCAAGACGGAAACCGATGGATCAAAGACACAGGAGAAAAGTAATGCACTGGATAGAAGATAGACTTCCAAAATCTAAAGGTGTCTACGCGATTCATGTAAAGAAACTTATTGAAGATCCCACCCTATTTTTTGTGGCGTATTATGATGGAATTGCATGGATCATGCCTTATCAATGGGGAGGAGAATATTTTTCCTACAGGTGTGCCCTGAAGTGGGCGGTTATCGATTGGGGAACTGATGGAAAAGACAAAGGAGACAATTTATGAGCGGGGGATCTTACGACCATTTTTACTACAAGCTCGAAGACGTCGCGGTGCGTCTGATGAAGCAACACGAGCCTTCCTACCGCCGCGCTTTCGGACAGCTTCTCTTGCGCTGCTCAGTAGCCATGAAAGACGTTGAGTGGGTAGACAGCTCCGACAAAAGCCCTGGAGATGATGAGGCAGCCATTTTGAAGTGCGTATCACCCTATGACGTACTCTTTTGCTCAGTCCAGAGGGCCGAAGATGTAATGAAAGAGCTCCAAAACCTAATCAAAGAGGCTAAGAAGAAATGAAAGAAGAAGAAGACACAGCCCACCACGACGATCCGCAAGTAATCTATATCGTCGATCGATGCCTCGATGTGATGGAAAGATATTCCGCGCAGACTCAGCTCACTGCTTCCATAAACCTTCTACACGCAATCTTGAGGATCTTTTGTGTTGGCTGCGAAAAGAAAGAAGTGCTAGATGGAGTCAAGAAAATATACAAAGAACTTAAGAAAGGGGTTGAGGAAAATTTCTATGAGTGAAGAAGAAATACATAAATATACAGTTAAAATTCCAATATACAAGACCTTAGATTTTGCTGAAGTGGAATACGAACAAAATAAGGATCAGCACAAACAGCTGGAAGAGAAAGGTTTCACAAAAACCCGTTTGAACAGACCCATGTATTATCATTCTGATTTTCTTCCCGTTGAAATTTTCTGTTTTGACAGAGATGATGTTTCTATAATATTTATTTATGACACAGACGGATGTATTGTGGCGTTTGCTGTTTATGATAAAAATGATAGGTTTGAACTTATTGAGAGATGTATGAATTATGTAAAAAACATGTCCATAGCGGAGATTAATTTCAATACTTTGTATGAAAAAAATAGGTGAAGCCGGTGTCAGGTAAAAAAATAGGATACATCCGCGTTAGCACAGTCGACCAAAACCCCGAGCGCCAGCTGCAAGGGATAGAGATCGACAAACGCTTCATAGAGTACGCCTCAGGATCTACCACTAACCGACCTCAGCTACAAGCCCTTCTAGACTACATCAGAGAGGACGATTGCCTATTCGTGCACTCGATGGACCGACTAGCGCGCAATACAAAAGACCTGCTCACTATGGTAGAAGACCTCACATCGCGGGGGATAGAAGTGCACTTCATCAAAGAAAGCATGGTCTTTAAGAGCCGATCCGACCCCATGTCGAAGATGCTCCTTACTATAATGGGCGCTGTAGCCGAGTTTGAGAGGGCTCTTATGCTAGAGCGCCAGCGGGAAGGTATAGCCATAGCGAAGAAAGCGGGACGTTTCCTTGGAAAGCCATCGGGATATACAAGAGAGAGGGTAGAGAAGATCCGTGAGGCTATGAAGACACGCAAAAAAATGTGGCAAATAGCCGAGGAGGTAGGAATCTCAAGAGGATGCCTCTACGCATATCTCAAGAAGATGAAAGAGGAAGAAGAGAAACAGAAAGCTATGGGTATGTGATGATCATCGACTGCGCCTCCGACCTACACGGATATAAACCCTTCCTTCCAGGGGGGGATTTGTTGATTCTTGGCGGTGACTATACCGCACGTGGAGGTATTGAGGAGTGGTTTTTATTTTTCAGGTATATCGATGCTGCTCCCTACAGAAAGAAGATCCTAGTCCTAGGTAACCATGATAACCTCCGAACCCCGCGTATTTGGAATAAAGTAGCCGAGGAATTCCCTCATCTCCCCGAACTCATTTTCGAGGACGAGCTCATAGATTATGAGGGGATAAAAATCTACGCCTCCCCCTGGACTCGATGGTTCTTTGGAATCAATCCTCACTGCACTCACTTCACTACTCATGACGAATCTTTTTTAGAAAATAGATTTTCTGCTATACCGGATGACCTTCACATATTAGTGACGCACGGCCCTCCCCAAGGGGTACTAGACTCAAACTACAAATGGTCTCACTGCGGAGACTATATCCTCAGAGATCATGTGTGGAGGGCAAAGCCAAAGTTTCACATCTTTGGTCATATCCATGAGCAGGGCGGAAGGAAATACGAGATGGAATACGCAGACGGTTCAAATACCATATTCATGAATGTCAGCATCGTTAATGAACATTATAAGCATTGCAACCCTGTCACTCGCATCGAAATTTAGCCATGGCCAGACCTCTTAAGCCAATCAATTGGGACATCGTAAAAAAGAAAATAGAAGCCGGATGCACCGCTAAGGAAATCTTCAACACTTACGATTGTCAAGTCAGCGAAGACACTTTTTACCGAAGATTCCAAGAAGAATTTGGATGCAGTTTTGCGGATTATGAAACAATTACATCTAGTAATGGTATGGGTGATTTGAAGTTAACTCTACATGCAAAAGCGATGCAGGGAAACATAACCGCCCTAATCTTTTTGGCTACTCGTAGAATAGGAATGAAAGAGCCAGAAAGCTCTACCGCTCTTTCCAACGCTCAGACCTATATTGACCAGTCTCATTTAATCATGCAGCTTCAACACCGCATCTCAGAGCTTGAGGCTAATGCAAACCAGCCCCAAGCAGAATAAAAGCTTCTGTGAGGCCACCCACCGCTTCAACATCTGGGTTGGAGCGGTGAGCTCGGGTAAGACTTTCGCCAGCATCGAGCGATTGATATATGACCTCAAGCACGCACCTGCGGGCGATGCGATGATCATAGGGGTGAACCGCACCTCTATCCAACGCAACCTCCTTCAACATCTCTATCGCCGACTTCAATTCCCGTGTCCTAATGAAAAGAGCTCTCACGATACACTGTACGGTAGAACAGTATGGTTCGTCGGTGCTCCCGATGTCTCAGCAGTTAGCACCATCCAGGGATCTACCCTTGCTCTAGCCTATGTAGACGAGGCCACCAATCTTCCCGAGCCTTTCTGGCGTATGCTAGAGAGCCGTCTACGTGTTCCAGGGGCTAAGCTACTGGCTACTTGCAACCCCGAGGGACCGGCACATTGGCTTAAGCGGGACTTTATTGACAAACCCGCACTGGATTTGGTGCACTGGGACTTCTGCCTAGATGATAATCCCTCTCTCGATAACGCATATAAAGAGCAGCTGAAAGCCTCCTACAGCGGCATGTGGTACAACCGCTACATCTTAGGCGAGTGGGCGCTGGCTCATGGAGCTATCTACGACTGCTATGACCATGACAACGAGTACAATAAAGAGTTCTCAAACCCCTCATACTATATCGTGGGCATAGACTATGGAACTACGAACGCTACCGCCGCCGTACTTTGTGCCGTCACCCCGAATAGATGGCCGCAGATACGGGTGGAAGAGGAGTATTACTATGATTCCTCTAAAAAAGGACGTTCAAAGACGGACCAAGAGCTGGTTCGAGACATCCAGGATTTTATCCGATATAAGAATGTATCAACTGTCTATGTTGACCCAGCAGCTGCAAGTCTGAAGATAGCCCTACGGCAGGCCGACATCCCAGTGATCGACGCCAACAACGACGTCCTCTTAGGTATCAAGATCTGCTCCAAGTTCATCTCGGGTAAGAATATCGTCATCCATCAGCGTTGTAAGACCCTTAGAGAGCAGATTCAGTCCTACGCTTGGGACCATAAGGCAGCCGACAGGGGAGAAGACAAGCCAGTTAAGAAGGACGACCACCTCTGCGATGCCCTCCGTTACGCTGTATGTACCGCCTTCCCGCGCGGAGAATTTAGCCACCCCGATGAGAACATCACTCACGAACAGCTTAGGAGGCAGGTCTTTGGCGAGGAGTCGTGGAGCCCCCTCGGCTCTCCCGCCTCCGGCTATTTCTGATCTACTCCTTTATCTATGCATAAAAAATTTTATCTTGATAGAGTGGTTCTACGAGGTAAAAATGGGCTCATACGAATCGGGACAGTACTCTTTGGGCTATGTCGATCCTACCGACGTCTCCGCAAAGAATATGAAAGAGATGATGGACTGGTTCTATCAGTCCAACTACACGTTGAATTCCATCTATTGGCTTCAAGGATCTATAGACAAGCGTTTTAAAGTTGGCGATCAGCAACTTTACAACCAGTTCTATGGGATGAACTCACAATCCTCGCAGAGGTTTTTTTTCAACCTCATTCGTCGTCACATCAATATGATCTGCGGGTTTCAGAGACGGAACCGTAAGTCAACGATCACTCTACCTGTATCTGAAGGGGACGATCCTCTCGCCGACGATTATAACAAGGTCATGAGGTGGTGTGAGGACAGAGACGGCTTTCAAGAGTACCTATCGCAAGCCTTCGAGGGATCGTGCGACACCGGAGAGACTCTTTTACACCTCTACCCCGACTACACCTACGACCCTGTTTCCGGAGACCTCTTCACGGATTGCGTGGCTTACAACAACTACCTCATCGACCAGTACACGCGCAAGCAGGACCTTAGCGACTGCAATGGCATCTGGAGGCGAAGGTGGACCTCGAAAGAGGGGGCTAAGCTCCTCCTTCCCGGCTACTCCGAAGAGATAGACAAGATGAAGCCCGGGGGAATGAAAGATGGTCGATTCCCCGTCCAGGCAGAGCTACAGAACGTGGCTATCAACAACCTCTTCACCTTCGATGAGTTCTACTACCGCACCACCCGTAAGGGAAAGATCATCCTCGATCCCATGTCGGGGGAGGCGGCCGAGTGGGAAGAGATAGAGAACGAAGAGGAGGGTATGTTGGAGATGGTGCTCCAACAGCAGCCGTGGCTAGTTGTTAAAGAGGTGGACGTTCCCACAGTCAAGATGGTCCTAGCGCTATCTGGAAAGGTTGTCTATCACGGAGCGAATCAGCTTAACATCGACCAATATCCTTTTGTGCCCTCTCAATGCTATGTAGAGCCAGATATACAGTCCTATGCATGGCGTAAGATGGGAGTGATTCGCAACCTTCGCGACGCTCAGTTCCTCTACAATATGCGTAAGGTCATCGAGCTTCAGCTACTGCAGTCCTCTCTCAATGCGGGGTGGATCTATCCGGTTGATGTGGTGACCGACCCAAAAGCCTTCCGTCAGTCTTCCGGTGGAGATGGCTTCCTAGTGCCCCTGAAAGCCGGTCACCTACCGCAGGAAATCCAACGAATAGAGCCCGTTGCCATCCCTCAATCACTTCTTGAGCTATCCGCATCTCTAGCAGAGGACATAACCAAGATTTCAGGGGTTAACGAAGAGCTCCTAGGTAGTGCTACAGACGATAAGTCGGGAATCCTATCGATGCTACGCCAGGGCGCGGGGCTCACTACCCTCCAAACCATCTTCGATAAGTTGGACTATACCCAGCGATTGTATGGTAAGATACGCCTACAAGCCATTAGGAAGAACTTTAGCAAGGGTAAAATCCGCAACATACTTAGTCACGATGCAGACGAGCGCTTCTTCAGCTCTCACTCGCAGAAGTACTCCATATCGGTAGAGGAGGGCAACTACAGCGCTACCCAGCGCCAAATGGAGCTCCAGCAACTCCTCCACTTCCGAGAGCTAGGTATGCCTATAGCCGACAAAAGTATCCTGCAGGCTGCATTCATCACCAATAAAAAGCAGGTGATGGCCGACATGGAAGAGCAAGGGCAGCAGCAGCAGCAGATGCAAGAGGCGCAACAGGCCCAGCAAGAGAAGATGGATAACGCGAAAATAATGTCTATGTTCGCGAAATCCAAGGTAGATATGGCTCGTGAGCAGGACGTACAGGCATCGGCCATGGAGAGACTAGCTAAGATCCAAGATCTACAGGCGGATGCAGAGCATAAGGGCGTACAATCTGATCTAGACCTCGTCAAAATGATTGTCGAGCTGGAAGACATGCAATTTAACCAGTTTAAAAACGCTTTTGAGTATGCTCAAGCGGTTAAACTAGCTAACGATATGAGCAGAGATTCACAAAATATGGCCTCACAAGTGGCCTAGGAGGAAAATATGGCTTACGAGAATAACAAGGAAGGGAACAAAAAAGGCGGCGGGATGCCTGAGTTTCAAAATGAGCATTGGCAGAAAAAAGTCCCTGACGTAATGTGCGCCGATGGCAAGTACTCTTCGGAGATGAACCAAGAGGAAGAGTACAGGGCTTCGGTTAACAAGCTTGCAGCATACACGAAGAGCCATAAGCCTAAATACTAGAAACTTTGGCTTGAGGGGGAGCCGCTCGATTCGGCATCCCTAGATGCAGACGTGCATTAGATCGATCCTAAGGGAGCAAAGACCTAATTAGTCAGTTGCCCCCTCAAGCCTTTTTAAATTTTGGAGAATATATGAAGACCAAGCACAATCCCGACTATCTGAAGAACACCACTGCTGACGTCATCAAACACGGTGACGGGCCTGCTATCCCGCAAGAGCACTGGCAGATGAACCGAAACCTAACGCCATCTGGCAACGACACGGGTTGGGGAGCTTTTCTACCTCGCTCCGGTAAAGACCGTCCTACACCTCATACAAAGACCAACGAGTGCGATCACTAATGTGTATTATATTTGATAGAGAATTAGAGGTAAATTCAAACAAAACGGACTGCAAGACACCAGATATTTATCCATCTTTTGAAGAAATAGAAACGAAGAATAGGATAAATATTAACATCTTAAAACAAGAAATAACCGACCACATAAATTCAGAAGTCAGAAGATTTTGGAGGGAATTGGATGCGATTAAAAATGGTTAGATTCCGAGGGTGATAAATGACCAGAAAAACAGCAGGTGAGCTCTCTCATAAAGCCCTCTCCGACACCACAAAATATGACGCGCGCGAGGTAGGCCATGCTATGTCTGAAGACATCGCACAGCACCTCTACGAGTCTATTGAGAGGAATAAGTCTATCATCGATGAGGATCAGTTCTGTGTGGTGATGGTGATAGCTAAAGATCCTCTTCTCACAAATCTCATCAGACGAAAATTCTACTGCTGGCCATATCTTCCAAAACCTCGCCCTAACCAGAGCGTATTTCTATACGATAAACGCATTGACAAGATAACCAAAAGGCTGTGGGTTTTGCCATGCGACATGGTCATGGCCGAGCTGGCCGTTTTACCCCATGTAGACAAGCGCTATGAAACCATGCAGGCGTGGTCTCTAGCCTTCTTCAAGGGAACTTTTTGGGAGTACATCCGTCACGAGCACGGGATAGACATGCTATCGGAGCACGAGTACTTCTTAAAACATCGAGAGGAACTTATAGAAGCGGGTTGCAAGTTGACTGATGCCGACTTCGTCGATCCCTTCGATTTCAGCAAAATCGCGGCCTATAAGGTCGTAGAGTCTGCTGATGCCCGCTTCTAAAAGGGCTTTCTCTATCTTCTTAGGAAGGCAAAGGGCTCCGATGGGTGCATCGGTAGCCATGAAAGAGATGGTCTTCTGGTACTCCTCGAAGCGTTTTGCTAGTTCCTGCCTCAACCTTTGCATGTCTAATTCAAACTGAGTCTTTACAGCTTCTCGTTCATCGTTTAAATTTTCTTTTTTACTATCGGTCATAGGAGCTCATATGTCGGAAGAGATGAAAGAACAACAAATCGAATCTAAACCACCTGAATCTACACCCGTCGAGCAAGCTAAGGCTCCCGAAGTAAAAGATCAAGAGAATAGCGAGGACGTGAATTGGAAAGCCTTTCGCGAGGCACGTAAGAAGGACAGGGCTGAGAAAGAGGCTGCGGAGAGAAAGGCGGCGGATAAGGAAGCAGAGGTAGCGGCTCTTAAAGCTGCTATGGAGGCTGCTTTCTCTAAAAATACTCCTACCACCGCTCAACGAACGGACTATCAGTCCTATGGTTTTGATGAGACGGAGAGCGAAGAGGAAAAGTTTGAGAAGAAAGTACGTGAAAAGGTGAAAGAAGAGCTATCGGCATTCGAGCAACGAATGCTCCAACAGCAACAGCAGAGAGAGCACCAAGAATACCCTCAAAGGCTATCCCAGTCCTACCCCGATTTCAACTCTGTAGTCACAGAGGAGAACCTCGACTACCTCGAATATCACTACCCCGAGATCGCTCGTCCGCTTAAGAGGCAGAATGAGGGATTTGACAAATGGTCAGATACCTATCATGCTTTGAAGAAGCTCGTCCCTAATGCCGCCAACGCAAAGAGAGAGGCACAAAAAGCAGCTCAAAATGGGGTGAAACCAAGGTCAATGTCATCGCAAGGGATCACGCAACCTCAAGAAATGAAAAACATTCTTTCGGACTCTCAAAAGGCGGCTAACTGGGAAAGAATGCAAAGAACCCTGAAAGGACTTTCATAATGCAACCAGAACATGATGAGAGAGAAGAACGCGTTTGTGATATGTGTGGAGAGCGGCTGGCAGAAGAGGGGGAGGATTTTTGTTTCGAATGCATTCACTATGTAGAGGATTTCATCGATCCACAAATGATCAAGCTAGAAGATTTGGAGAAATGATATGTTCCTAGAGAAGCCTAAAGTTTGTGAAATGAAAGAAATTACAGAGGATGACTTCTTTCAACAGATGAAAATCTTTCATGTAGGAAATGACATTTGCTCTAAAACAGGACATGATTGGAGTCATCTTCCCCTAAGCGATTACGTAGATTGCAGAAGATGTGGACAAGTGAAAACGAATGTTGATGATAAATATTTTAATTGATAACTTTGTGACTTAGAGCTGCAGCAGGGGGATTCGCTCGCCCCCACAGAGCCTACGCCTCTCCAACGTATGAATCCAAGAATTCATATCAACGAGGGCGCTATGGCTTTTCCTTCTGGGATTACCAATATCCAGAACTTCGCGCCTGAGCTACCTGTTCAGGCCTCTGAAGATCTTCTGTCTACTCCAATGTTCAACCTCATCCACTCTTTTGGGGTTGATCTTCACCACGCCGAAAGCTACATCGGTAAGACCACCCGCATGTCCCGCTTCGAGCGCCTATCTACTGATGGGGGCCAGCTGGACGGATCAGGTATCGACCCCGCTTCGGAAGTTCCCGTTCGTACAGATATCGATGCAACTATGGAGATTTATGCTAAATCTATAGTTACGAATGAGCAGGTTATTTTATACGAAAATAGTAAAACTCTTACTAAATTCACAGCTCTTCTTGGGCAATGGCTACGTGAGAAGGAAGACCTCCTTATGAGAGACCTCTTCTCCAGCTCAGTTTCTTATATCAACGCCACTGGTGGTGTGAACGGTGACCAACCTTCTAACATCAGCCTGAACGATGTCAACAACATAGAGAACATCCTCCTTGGCAATGATGCTAGGACGATGCTCACAAGCCTAGAAGCCACCAACAAATTTGGTACCGCCGGCGTCAGAGATGCATTCATCGCTCTCGCCAATACCAACATTTGCGCGGATCTGCAAAGGGTTCAAGGCGTACTTCTGAAGGTTGCTTATCCTACCCAGGAAGGCATTCGTCCCGAAGAGTACTGCTCGATCAGCCGATTCAGGTTCTTTGTCTCCTCCAAAGCAGCAAAAACCCCGGGTATCTCTCTCAGGGGTAATACGGTCTATACCATACCTATGTACGGTCTAGAAGCCGCTGCCAAGATCGAGCAGAACAACTACACGGCGGTCATTGGCTACAGACCACCCTGGGTTGTCTCTAGTGTAGCTCAGAACAGCCAGCTCTACGCGAAGTTCGCTATCGCTCGCGCGATCACGAACCAGAACTGGATCTCTGGCCTAAACGTAACCACCCTACAAGCGTCCTAAGGAGGTCACCATGCCATTCACCATATTGACAGGTGGTTCTTTTACTTCGACGGGTATCGGGGTAAAGATTCCTCTGCCTAGCTCTGCGGACTACTTCACTACAGAGAATATCACTCAAGAAGCTGCAGCGAACCCGAATACTGTTATCCAAGGGCGCTGGTATGGCTCTAAGTTCGGTTCTGGAGCCTCTGCGGCTGGTAGCGGTATCAAAGTTGTAAAGACTACTGCAGACCTTACGTCTGCTTTTGCAGCTAACACAGGCTTCACTTACGTGACCAGTGTCCCGGTTATAGAGGCTCAAAACGCAGCTGCCATCACTGGCATAACAGCAGCTTCTCCAGCTGTTGTTAGTCAGACATCCCACGGATACTCTGCAGGGGACATTCTTCAATTCTATGACACTACAGGCATGTTGCAGATTGCTGGAATGAACTTTCAAATATCTACTGTCAACGCGAACGATTATACCCTAATCGGTTTGAGGGCAGCAGGTTTTGCAGCTCCAGCTACCGCTGGTTATACCCGACGTATCTCCAAAATGTTGGCCGTAGATCCTCAGTTCCTTTTCGTAACTGAAATCACACAGGCATCGTCGGCGGTCGTCAGAACATCTGTAGATCCCACTCAATACTATGTTGTAGGCATGAAGGTTCACTTCAGCATTCCCTACAGCTTTGGTATGTACCAGATGAACCAGTTGACAGGGACTATCACGGCTCTGTCGGCGTCTAACTACACTATGACGGTGGATATCGATAGCACGGCATTTACCGCTTTCGCCTTCCCCGCTTCTAGCGCATCTCCAACAGCGCAGCTATTCGCTACAGTAGCTCCCGCTGGCGCGTCGACCAAGTTCAATCCGGTGACCAACGTTCAGACGGGGTACGACTTCCAGTACCAGCCCTTTAGAACAGGTCAGTTCACTCCTTATATGTACCTAGCTGGAGGCGCGCAGTCTCCCGCTGGAGCATCGAACGACGTGATCAACTGGATTGCCTATAAATTCGAGAACTAGTGTAACGCGTTACACAAAGGGAGGGGGCGCTTGTCTCCTCCCTTTTTTGGAGAACGATGCCAAACCAATACCTACCCGGGGTTATCACCATACCTAGCTCTCTGCTCATCACGGCAGCGACTCAGGCTTATCCCATGGTTATCACTACGGCTATCGGAGCGGAGGAAGACAGCGCCAACACCTACATCGTAGGCATGTGCGTTCGCCTATTTATTCCCCGGGCCTACGGCATGTGGCAGGCGAACGGTAGGACGGCAACTATTTTGGTTATATCGGGAGATGACTTCTACCTCGATGTGGATTCGACTTATTTCGATGCCTTTTCGGTTCCGGGCGGTTCGGTAGAGAAACCAGCCAGCCTTTCTCCCAATGGATCGCGCAATCTTCAATACAGCAACCTGACCAATCAGGTTCCCTTTCAATCCCTTAACAACATAGGTAACTGATGAATATCACGATGGCGACAGCCTCCGGAGAACAGCACGGGCTCATTAATACTCTGACCAACTCTGTGGTTTTCGATGACTTCAAAAATATGAAGCCAGAGCATAAAAAAGAGCTAGAGAAGCAAAAGAAGGAAGATGCTCGCCTAGTCAAGGCTGAGTACATGAATTCTAGGGGGAGACATGAAAGGCTTACTAAGCCGTATTGCCGCTATGCTGGTGACCCTATTCAAATCTGGCATTTCATACCTGGAAAAGTTTACGAAGTCCCCCTTGGACTAGTCAACGAGGTCAATGACAAGACTAAGATCATGAAGAAGAGAAGCGGGCTTGTCAGTGTCGACGGTCAGGCTATCAAACAAGATGAAAGCCCGATCGACAATGACCAAGAGGGCGAGTTTTTACACAAGTTCATCCCAGTAGGGTTCTGAGGTATAAATGGTCTCTGTACTACCCGACAGCAGTACCTACACCTATATCGAGAAGAAGGTTCGTCGGTTGACCGCGTCGGCAAGTGAGGCGGCTCTGTCCAGCGCGGATATCCAAGAGGCGGTCAATCGTTTCTACACGAATGACTTCCCCTATGCGATCAAGATGGACCAGCAGAGGTCCGTATATAAGTTTCTGACCATCCCTAATGTCGACCGATACCCGGTCAACGTGAACGACTATCAGGGTTTCAGGGCTCCTGTATACTTTGAGGGCATTCCAGGAAACTTCTTCAAGAACAGAGACCAGCTTTTCAACCTCTATCCCCGCTATCCCACTCAGTTTCAAAAGAGCGGCACTCTTAGTGGTAACATCACTAACGCCTCTCAAGCCGTTCAATGTCAGATAACCAGCGTTAACCACCAGCTTTTGGTCGGTTCGATTATAGTGATCCAAGATGTGGTAGGGATGACCGAGCTTAACGGGAACTCCTACACGGTTGTCGTGGTGTTTGATGAAGACAACTTTTCCATCAACGTTGATTCCACGGCATTCACCCCATATGTCTCGGGGGGGACTTGGACCTGCAACAACACCTTCTCTTTCACTTTATTCGGCAATAACCAAAACCCTTTCCCTCAACCTAGCTCAGGCATTCTGAGCACACAGGTAATTATAGGAGGCATCGATGTCAATGGAAATCCTATTCGGGTTATTGACGACGGGGGTGCTGTTAGCAATAGCTTTGGCATCGGATCAAACACCACCGTCGGCCAGCTGATTTATGTTCAACAGAATACTGTGGGAGATAATGTCTATCTACAAACCTCTGGATCTCCTCCTGTAACTCAACAGGTACCGTCGATCCCCCAGTTATCTCCATTGGGAGGACAGGTCAACGCCAACTCTTCCACCCCTCCTCCTCCATCCTCTTATCAAGTCTATCCTCCTAGCCCATTGACCTCTCAGTACTGCGGAACGGTCAACTACGTAACCACGCAAATCAACCTAGTCCTCCCCGCTCCTCTCCAAGACGGTTCTCAGCTGAACATATGGGCAGCGACCTATCAGGTAGGTCGGCCATATAATCTGCTATTTTGGAATAACGAGCTCACCATCCGCCCTGTGCCTGACAACGTCTATCTAGTGGAGGTAGAGGCCTATCAAACTCCCGCTCAGTTCATGTTGACCACATCTAACCCCGTCCTCAACCAATGGGCTCAATACATCGCCTATGGGGCTGCTATGGAGATCTTACGCGATCGTCAGGATATGGAGGGGGTAGATAACCTTCGAGACGGGTTCAACAGGCAAGAAGGGTTAGTCCTAGAAAGACAGGCGAACGAAGAGATTCAACAACCCAATATCACCATCTTCAATACCACTACAACAGGATATGGCCTAGGAGCGGGTTACGGGGTAGGTTTCTAATGGGCGCATATTCGCCGATGAAAATAACGGGCAACAGTACCGGGCTTGTGCAGCAGCGTGAGGAGTTTTTGCTCCCCAATGATGCCTACCCTAGCCTCGTTAATGCCTACGTCTGGAGGGAGAGAATCCTTCGAAAGAAGGGATACCAGCTTCTAGGCCGTCTTCAGAGGCAAGTGACCATTGCTAGGACCAACGCTACGGGAGCGGGGACCTACACCAACACTATCCTATCCTCAATCAAAGTCTCTCAACCGCAGTCCCAAATCACTCCAGGAACATTTACTTTCACTTTCGATGCGGGAGGCCCTAACCAAACCATCTATGCCGATGTGGATGGTGATGGAATTTTAACCCGTCAATCTGGCCCTTACACCATATCTTCAGGGACTATCAACTACTTTACCAGCGTAATGTCGCTGACTTTCACGGCAGCCCCACCCGGTGGTACCAGTGCTAGCGCTACTTTCTATTATGCCCCGGGCCTACCTGTAATGGGAATCAACGGTCGAGAGATACAGGACAGCTCTCTTGAAGAGACCATCTTCTTCGACCAGGTCTATGCCTACCGATACAGCACAGTTATCGAGGGGTTCGAGGAATTCATCCCAGGCACTACGTGGAACAATCCAGGCGAAGGGGTGAGTGGGACGAGCTTCTTCTGGTCCACTAACTACTGGGTTAGCAGCGCTCCCACTTTCGGGACGAGCAACACAAAGCTCATGTGGGTGACTAACAATACAGGCGCTTTTTTAGGTGGCTATGACCCAGTTCGCATCACCGATGGGCAGACATGGGTAGATTTTTTCCCTGCTGTCATCGTTCCTGGAGTCAATAACTGGTCTCAAATCGATGCTACGGAGTACCTCATCACTTTTCTTTGTATGGTACCCTTCAGGGGAAGGATGGTCACCTTTAATACGTGGGAAGGACCCAGCGCTGCTGGGATGACCCATTTTAGGCAGAGAATCCGATGGTCGACCATCGGCAACCCTTTCATCCCCTACAGCAACGGACCACCTTCTGTTGGTTCTTGGAGGGATGATGTAAGGGGGCAAGGGGGATTCCTCGATATACCAACCAGCGAGGACATCATATCGGTTGGGTTTGTCAGGGACAACCTCGTCATCTATTGCGAGCGATCTACGTGGCAGCTCAGGTACACAGGTAGATCCATAGCTCCATTCCAAATCGAGAGAGTAAACAGCGAGCTAGGCACCGAGAGTACTTTTTCCGCTGTCCAGTTCGATACATCCCTTGTAGGCATAGGTGACAAGGGAATTGTGGAGTGCGACAGCTATAAGTCAGAGCGCATCGATATCAAGATCCCTAACTTTGTTTTCCAGTTCAATACCCTGAATAATGGCCTTAAGAGGGCGCAAGGGATAAGAGACTTTGAGAATAGGTTAGCATTTTGGACCGTGCCCCTCGCGGGAGAATATGATGGAAACCTACCGGAAGTCTCGCAGATCTTCCCCAATATCCGACTCTCCTACAACTACGAGAATGACTCGTGGGCGCTATTTAACGATTCTCTCACTTCTCTAGGTACCTTTCAGCAGAGAAACAATAGAAACTGGTTGAACACTCACCTACCATGGAATCGGTGCGAGTTCCCGTGGATTAGCATATTGCAGGGCACGCCCACGATCGTTGGGGGTAACCAGCAGGGTTTCATCGAGCGACTTGATGAGACCACTGCGAATGACGTCAGCTTATTCATAAGCAACATCACCCCCAACGATCCCGATGCGACAGTGGTGACTAGCCCAAACCACAACATGAGCACGGATTTTGTCATTCAAATCAGCGGAATACCTGCTGGAGACCCCTACGAGGCTCTCAATGATCAGGTCTTTGGCATCGTTTTAGGTGATACAGCGGGAGCAGATCCCGCTAATAAGTTTCGGCTAATGGTCTACGATGCAGCCAGTGGCGAGTTTAGCACCCCTCAAGTTGATCCCACTGGAGGCGCCCCCTTTGGAGGGTATGGGCTCATCAAGATTAGGGAGAACTTCTCCATCGTAAGTAAGAAGTTCAACTTCCTAGACGACGGTCAAGCGATTCAAATGGGCTACATCGACGTTCTAATGAGCGCTACGGCTGCAAGTGATCCCGGGGCTATCTCTCTCTATGTCTATCTGGATTACAACGATGAAGAGCCTTCTAACACCATTCCCATGAATGAGATCAATGACGGGATTGGATCGACGCCGGACAGTTTCTTCAATACGATCATCCCTACTAGTCAACCTACCTTAAGCACAGTAGGTGGAACTAAGTTCTGGCAAAGGGTTTTCTGCCCAACCCGCGCGAACTTCCTTACGCTTGAATACACGCTCTCGAACGCACAGATGGCGGGGGAAGAGCAAGACAAAGACGTACAGATCGATGCCCAAATTTTATGGATTAGGAAGGCAGGTCGCCTTTCGCAGATATAGGTAAACTATGGCCTACCAGCCCAATATTCCTAACGGGACAGTGAACCTAGATGAAGATTGGAGAAACCTTCGAACTAATTTTCAGGCTCTCAACACCATCTTCGATAAGGATCACGTCCCTTACAGTAATAACACAGCTCAGAACGGCTACCACAAAGCCATTCATATAGTACCTCAGGCAGCTCCTGCAACCGTGGCAGGGATAGCATCAATTTATTCAACAACTATCAATAGCATTTCCAACGATCAGACCCTTTTCTATAAAACGGGTGCAGGAAATGTCATTCAACTCACGAGGAACTTTGTTCCCCTAGCTGCTAACCACGGATACACATTCCTTCCAGGGGGATTGATGCTTCAATGGGGAAGACAAAACGCTGCCGGTGGTGCTACTTCAACGTCTTTAATAACTTTTGCTACTTTGAACAAAGCCTTTCCTACCTCTTGTTTTGCTGTGTGGGCGACTCCATTCTATAGCTCCGCTCCCAATGGTAACGGAACGATCGCCATAGGAACAATATCAGCCACTTCATTTGCATATACCGCATATTTCAATAGCAGCGCCAACTACAGTGGATTTTACTGGACGGCCATAGGTATCTAATGAACCCACTAGACAGCCAAACTTTCGAGAGCTACCTTCCCGTCTATGACGCTATACCCGACAAATGGGAAGACGCGCGTGCCTTCATCGTGGAGCAGTTTAAGAAGATTTCCAACGCGGTAAACGTGCGCGAGATCGGTTTCTTCTTAGACGAGGAGCTTCTCAGCGGTAAGGCTTTCATACCTGGAACAATATCTGGGGGCACATCGCAACAGTTTCGCACGATTTTGAGAAAGGTGATAGAGTTCCCGGGATTATCTGTGGGAGTGAATACACAGCCTCACGGGCTATTTGTGGACGCTAATTTCAGCCTCATGCAGCTCTACGCCGCGGCTACGAATGCCACGGCTATGACCGGTCAGCCTATACCTAATGGGTCGGATACCATCATCTACGATGCGACCAACATAATCATAACGGTAGCAGCATCCTACACTAGGGCGTGGGCGGTTATCGAATATATTCAGGAGCTTTGATATGGCTAATTTTTGGGATATAGCTAAAGGGGTTGTAGGGGGTGGGATTTTCTCTAAAAGCTTTAGAAAGGGTGCTAAAGACTTTTTTCTGGGAACACCAGAGGTTAGAGAGAACGTCTCTACACTTAGAGATGAGCAGGAACCTCTATACCAGCAGCTTCAGAACTCAGCTATGAACCGAGGAGCTGGAGGGGCATTTGGTACAGCAGCAGACTACTACCGAGATCTTATGAGCGACGATAGCGCAGACTATGATGCCTTTGCAGCTCCAGCCATGCGTCAATACAACCAAGACATAGTACCAGGGTTATCAGAGCAGTTTGCGGGCATGGGTGCAGGGGGACTGAGTAGCTCGGGCTTTAGGAATGCGCAGGTTCAGGGGGCGACCGATCTTTCAGAGAGACTAGGGCAGCTCAGAGCACAGCTAAGGCAACACGGAGCGCAGGGGCTACAAAATATAGGATCTCAGGGCCTTCAGAACTACTCTCAAAACATGGTCACCCAACAGGGTACTCCTGGTATGCTCAGTACGATAGCTCCAGCTATAGGAACAGCTGCTGGAGCATATATAGGAGGTCCAGGTGGAGCCGCTGCGGGTAATGCTGCTGGTAATTGGTTGGGATCATGGTTTGGAGGCGGATCTAAAGGAAGCAACGTTGGATCTAATTCCAGCCCCTACGGTCAAGGCCAAGGAATGCAGGCTAGCCCTTCGACCAGACAACCTTTACCACGATTTATGGAGGGGTACTAATGGCTCAAAAAATAAGCCAAGGAAGTATTTTCGGCAGGATTGGTTCTGGCTTAGGTCAGGGGCTTGCCGAGCAGATTCCTAAGGAAGTGGAGAGATACCGTCTGTCCGAAGGACTGAAAAAACTAGGTGATAAGAAAGGTCAAACGCCTTTTCAGCAGTTCTCCGACCTTGTATCAGTGGCTCATCAGTACCCTCAGGTAGTTCAGAGCGGTTCTGATCTCCTTCGCCAGCAATCGATCATCGATAGCTTTAGGAATCAGGAGGGAGGGAATCAACCTGAACGTCCCCCTTCGAATATTCCCCCTCAGTCCCCTTTATCCGCACCCCTGCAAGAAGGAGATAGGTCCATAACCACTACAGGGCCCATACGGGCTACTATAGAGCCTTATATTCCTCCTACAGGGGAGGAGAGGGAGAGGATGGCTAGAGCTCTTTTGGCTAAAGAGCCTCTTGTTTATCAAACTATCGAAGATGCTAGGAATGCAGTTGATAGGGACGTGGCTGCAAACACTAATAAATCAGAGTCGGAAATAAGGCAAAGAGGTCTTCAACAGGATGTTCAGAACAAGACAGTACAAGCAGTAAATAATGCAATATCAACATCAGGAGCTAACCTACCTCAAAACGTTATCCCTACCCTTCAGCAAAAGGCAATAAACGAAGTAAAGACAGGTCAATTGACAGAAGATGAAGCAGCTAGAAAATACGGTGAGGAAGCACAAAAGCTGTCCAGACATTTCGCAGACGTAAAGGCTTTAGGAGGAACATCCATCATCACCAGACCCTCTAAAGGTACTCTTCAATCTATGAGGAACCTATCTAAGGTATTTAAAGATGAAAATCTTTCTAGAGAATTTGCAGATGCAATGGTGGCCGAGAACGGGGTGACTCCGCAGTTTGCCTATGCCATAGCCAATCCGGTTCAAGAGATAAAACCTCTCAACGATATCCTTAAAGGCATTCCTAATATAAAACCACACCTCACACAAACTTTTTCCGCACCTGGATCAAGATCAGGAATGGTGGCCCGTCCTCCCCCTTCAGGTATTCAAGGACCCGTTCTTAAGCAGCCAGAAATAGACAAGAAAACTAATGAAATTATTCCTGATCTTGCTAGAGCCATGGGAAAAGGAGGAAGTCCTCTATCTGTCTCGTATGAGTTGGATAAAAAGGGTTACAACTCAAGACTTTGGAAAGAGTACCTAATGGAAAATCAAAAGGCTCTTGACCTAACTATAGGTCAGATAGAGGAGTTGAGCAAGCCAGAGCCGGGCATGTTTGGGTGGCTTAATGACTGGTGGCTACAATCCTTCTCAGGGGTGAAATAATGCAACCTTATTATCAAAAGGCGGCCGAAGCTCAGAGAGAGCGAGAGGAGTACCCGTTAAACTTAGCCAAAAACTTAGGATCAGCGGCTTTAGGAGCTGGAGCAGCTCGATTAGGCTATAGTGCTTTGGGTACTATTCTACCTAAAATCCAAGCATTGATCAGCCCTAAGGTGCCTGATGCCTTCTCGATTGGAGGACTCAATAAAGTTGACCCTCGACTAGGTAAGTTCATTGATGGCGCGCTCAAAGAGGGGTACTCATATGATGATATTAAAGGTTTTTTAGGGGAAAAGGTTCAGAAAAGCGAGCAGAAAGAGGAAGAGCAAAAGGCTAGAAAGAAGGGCAACATCATCGAGCAATACGACCCCGAGCTGCACATTTACATCTCTGAAAAGCTGAAGAATGGGGAAGGGCTCTATTACGCTGGTAGAAAGGCACTTGATCATCCTCGATTCAAAAAAGCCGTCGACAAGATCACTAAGGACCATAAGGCTAGTTGGACAGACATTTTAAAGGCTGTTTATGGAGAGGTGTTTAAGAATAAAGAGCAGGAGATGAATCAGCAACGATCGCCTAACGCTCCTGCCGCTCAAGCAGCTCCTCAACAGCCAGGTCCTGGCGAAGGAGAGCTGATGCAGACTCTACAGCAGATACTAGCGATCAGAGGGGGAGGACCTAAGCAATAATGGACCCAGAGGAAGAGCTACAGGCACTCGAAGATCTTATTGACCAGCTTCTAAAAGGTATTCAAGATACTCTTTTGTCCGGACAAAAGCTCTCAGATGAGTTTCAGGGCGTTCTAGCGAAAGAGCTAGCGCAGACTGTAGACAGAATGACTGTTCTTCGCTCAGAGATAGAGCAGCGCAGGGCACAAGAAAGGACCCCCGAGGCGCTAGCACAGCTAGGCGCCGCTCCCCCTCCCGACGCACAGCTGCTTTGGGTGCTGTCTGGACAGCAAGAGCAGCCTTTCATCAACTACCTAAGGCAATTTCCTTCTGATGCAACTCAGGCCATCTTACGCAGCCCTCAAGAGCTGAGCCGGACGATAGAGTACCTTAGCCGAGTTATGCCTCCCGGGCAGACCTTACCTGTAGCCGACGGGATACAACACGCACCGCTTCAGAGCTCGAACGTTTGGGGCGCTAAGTATGATCCGCGCACGGGCAAAATGATGGTGAGGTTTCAAGGGGGATCCATCTATGAATACGATGGGGTTCCTAAGAATATCTTCAGGGCATTCATGGCCGGAAATGCGGTAGCTAAGACTTCTGGAAAAAATGCTTTTGGAAGTTGGTGGCGAGGCAAGTCGCCATCGATAGGCAGTGCGATGCATCAGTACATACGTGAGGGGGGATTTCCTTACAGAAAAATCAAGTGACATGGTATCATTGGGTGAAGCAAAGGAGATCCCAATGATCGAACAGAAATTCGGAATGCTAACGATTTTAAAAGATACAGGTAAGAGGACAATCGGTCGAAGTATTATTTATTTATGTAAATGCGACTGTGGAAAGATTAAAGAAGTTAGCATTAAACTTCTTAAAAACGAAAAAAAACCAAGAAGCTGCGGTTGTAGTAGAAAGATAAGGTCTAAATTAGTTTTCAATTCAAAATATGAAAATAAAGAAGGATGCTGGGAATGGAAAGGAAACTTTAATAGAGGAGGATATGGAAAAATAGGCACCAAAAAATTGGCTCACAGGGTTGCATATGAATATGCATATGGTCCTATAACTATAGGAAAACAAGTCTGCCATAAATGTGACAACAGAAAATGCGTGAATCCTTCTCACCTCTTCTTAGGTACGATCACTGAAAATATGGCCGACAAGGTTAAAAAAAATCGTCAAGCAAAAGGATCAAAAATAGGCTCTTCTGTTTTGACGGAAGAGATAGTACTAGAAATAAGGAAGATGAGAATTGGTGGGAAAGACTACCAAGAGATAGCCGATCATTTTTCCATAGGATGGTATGTAGTCAGGCGTATATGCAAAGATAATACTTGGAAACACGTACCTCTTGGAGAGGAATGCAGTGAAATAAAGCAAAATAGAAGAGCTGCATTAGGATCATCCGCTGGCGGAGCCAAGCTGAAAGAGGAAGATGTAAGAGAGATTAGGTGTCTTATAGCTGAGGGGATGAGGAATAAAGATATTGCTATTATCTATGGTGTGAAGCAATCCACTATCTGCGACATAAAAGGTAGGCGTACATGGAACCATATAGCCTAGGAGCGGACCTGAACGATTATATCAAGGCCGCTGGATTCCCTTATCGCAGGGTCAAGTAGCTACTCCGCCTTTTTGAAGATATGATCCTTTGCGAGTAGGCAGCACTCTTTGGCGTGAAGAGCGCCTTCGATACGACAGAGGCATCGGTCTAGGTCTAGTATCTTTTTCTCTACGCTTTCAAGCCTAACCTCTATCCCATTAATTCTATCGGTTAATCTTTTTTCTACTCTATCGATTTTTTCTGTTAATCTTTTCTCTAAATCATCTCTTTTTTTGTCAGATCTGGCGAACATTACAGCCATCATAATTCCTATGGCCATTAGCTCGGCTATGTTGATTCTGCTTATTGCTTCGATGATGAACTGGTCCATTTCATTCCCCCTGGGTTTTTCTCCATCATATATGTATCTTAGGATTAGGTAAATACGACCAAAAACTTTAATCCGTGGATGTTTAGGGCGATGTCCTCGTTTTTGCTTCGATTTGCCTGTAAAGTAAAATATTTGCTTGATAACATAGGGCCCGAGCTGTAGGAGAGTCGCTCACTCAAGGTAGTAATTATCGCGATCATTTACTTGAGGTTTTATTATGAGTTCTTATCCAAACAGCTTGGGGGGCGCCTTTGGTTTCGATGATGACCAATTCGTTAACCCTCCTTTTATTAGCGCGATGCGAGCTCCCACATCGCAAGATATGTATAACCCTGGTACTAGGTGGCAAGACAACTCGGTCACTCCTCGCCTAATCTATGAGACGACTGGAGCGGGGGACTGGGACACGGGAGGGGTACAACCTGCCACCACGACTACGTATGGGACGGTAATTCTTACCGACAATAACGAGCCTGTAGCAACAAAAGTTTATGCAGATGCTCTAGCTATCGCAGGCTCTCCTGTCGCTACCGAGACTACAGCTGGTATTGGTCAGCTAGCTACGGACGTAGAGGCGGTAGCTGGAACACCTTCTACTGGTCTTCTAGCTCTCTTTGTCACTCCGTCTAACCTCACGCCTGTGTTTGCCGCTCCTCCGGCCATTGGTGGAACAACTCCTGCCGCGGCCGCTTTCACTAATATTTCGGCTACCGGCGTTGGCACGGGCAATATCCTCACCTCTGACACAGCGTCGAACTTTAGCACTACTGGCGCAGGTATTGATGTTACTATCGATAGCGCATCTGGGAGGGTAATAATCAACGGGGAAGAAGCGGCCGCCAACGCGATCACCCTTCTATCGGCTGCTGGTGGCATCGATGCGGACGCCGCGTTGCAAATCAACATAGCCTCTTCTCAGAGTGCTGTGGACGCGATTCGCATAGTGGCATCAGCTGGCGGTATCGATATTGACGCTGTAGGTGTTGCTGGAGAGGACATCAACATTACCAACACGGGCGCATCGATCGTTCTTTCGGCGACTGAATCGGCAGCAGATGCAATTGTCATCAATGCGACTTTAGGGGGGATCGATATCCTAGCCAGCGGAGCTGCTGCTGGAGAGGACATCGACATCATAGCCACAGGGTCTTCTGTCAATATCAAGTCCACAGAAAACAACGCAGGGGCTGTAATTGTTCAAGCCGACGGTGGTACGTCTGAGAGAGTGACGCTTTTGGCATCTCAAGGTACAGGCGCCGATAGCATCAATCTGGAATCGACAGCGGGTGGCATTACTCTAGCGGCTGCTTTGGCTAGTGCAGACGCGATCAATTTAGCGGCTAGTGCGGGTGGGGTCGATATAGATGGCGCTCTTCAAGTCAATATCGCCTCTAGCCAAAACGCTGTGGACGCGATCAGGATCGTTGCTAGTGCGGGTGGTATTGATATCGATGCTGTGGGTGCGGCTACAGAGGACATTAACATCACAAACACAGGCGGTTCGGTAGTAATCGTAGCTACTGAATCTGCTGCAGACGCAATTAGAATGAACGCGTCAGGGGCCGCTGGTGGCTTTGATATCGATGCAGGGACCAACGGGTTTATCGTCGATACGACCGGCGGAATATCTCTTGACTCTGCGGCGGCTTCGAACTTCACAGCTACAGGCGCATTCGATATTACCATCCAGTCTACAGCGGGTAGTATCTTACTTAATGCTGGTGAGGCTGTAACAGACGCTATCAACATCGACTCAACTGGTGGTTTTGACTTAGATGCTGCGTTAGAAATTAACATCACGTCTTCTGAAGCGGCCGTAGCTGACTCGATTAGAATTTTTGCCTCGGCAGCAGATGGAGGTATTGACGTTGATAGCGGTACAGGGGGTCTTACTCTTGATAGTACAGGCGCTGTATCGATCGATGGCGCAGGAGCCTCTAACTTCAGCGTTTCAGGCGCAGGCATAGATTTAAGC